CAAGAATTTTCTGGATACCGTCCGTGATGAAAACGGCATGGTCTCTGCAGAAGATGCGGCTCGCTACGACAAGATGGAAGCGGATGTGGTGAACCTCGGCAAAGAAATCGACCGCCTGGAACGCCAGCAGCAGCTCGATGCCCAGCTGTCCCAGCCGACCACGATGCCGATTACTGAACTCCCTGGCGCAGGCCAGAATGGAGCAGAAAAGAGAGGCCGTGCGTCCGATGCCTATCGTAAGGCTTTCTGGGACAGCATCCGCCATAAGAACTTCATTGATGTACAGAACGCCCTGAGTGCAGGCACCGATGCTGATGGTGGCTATCTGGTACCGGACGAATTCGAACACCAGCTCATCGACAAGCTCCAGGAAGAGAATTTCTTCCGCGGCCTGGCCACGGTCATCCACACCAGCGGCGACCGCAAGATTCCCATCGTGACGGGTCATGGCGAAGCGTCCTGGATGGAAGAGAACGGCCTCTACCCGGACAGCCAGGATACCTTCGGCCAGCAGTCCATCGGGGCGTACAAGCTGGGGACGGCTATCCGTGTGTCGGAAGAACTGCTGAACGACAGCGCTTTCGACCTGGAAAGCTACATTGCCGGTGAATTTGCCCGCCGTATCGGCACGAAGGAAGAAGAAGCCTTCCTCACCGGTGACGGGAAGAACAAGCCGACTGGCGTGTTCCCGTCCGCGGAGCTGGGCGTGATAGCCAATGGCGCATCCATCACCTTTGATGATGTCATCGACCTGTATCACTCCCTGCGCATCCCGTACCGCCGCAAGGCCGTATGGCTCCTGAACGATGCAACCATTAAGGCCTTGCGCAAGGTGAAGGACAACAACGGCAACTACATCTGGCAGCCGTCTGTCACCGCAGGTACGCCGGATACTATCCTGAACCGTCCCTGCTACTGCACTTCCTTTGCACCGGAACTGGCGGCGGGCAGCCGTCCCATGCTCTTCGGGGACTTCAGCTACTACTGGATTGCCGATAGGGAATACCGCTCCTTCAAGCGGCTTAACGAATTGTATGCCGCCAACGGCCAGATCGGCTTCCTTGCCAGCCAGCGCGTCGATGGCATGCTGATGCTCAAGGAAGCGGTCAAGGCCCTGGAGATGAAAGCGAAGGGATAAGCCATGATTGTGACGCTGGAAGAAGCCAGGGAATACCTGCGGATTGATGAAGATGACACGAGTAATGATGACGTCATCCAGTCTTCCCTGGAAACAGCCCAGGCCCTCTGCCTGGATATATCCCGTTGCGAGGAAGCCGATGCCGAAGAGAATCCCGTGGTTTTTCACGAAGCGATTCTCTTCGCTGCGGCTTTTTTATATGAGCACCGGGAGGAAGCGGACTACGCAGGCCTTTTGAAACGTCTGCGCTGGCTGCTGTTCGGGGTCCGGCGGAGCTGTTTTTGAAAAGGGGGATGCCCATGAAGACGGGGCTTTTGAATAAACGGATTGAGATTCTGGGAAAGCAGGCCGTGACGGATGAATATGGTTTCGATACCCAGGCCGACGTCGTAGTGTACCGCTGCTGGGCATCCATCGAGCCTGCCCGGGGCAAAGTGTTCTATGAGATGGAACGCAAGGCGGACACGGAGTACAGCAAGATCACCATTCGCTGGCGTCCGGGTGTCACCCACGATATGAAGGTGAAGTATCAGGATCACCTCTACGACATCGATACCATAGTTGACCCGTATATGCGCCATGAAGCTCTGGAACTGTACTGTACGGAAGAAGTGAGGGGGACGGACAATGAGCGGAAGTGACTTTGAGGTCAAAGGATTGGATGACCTTTCAGAAAAACTGCTTTCTGCTATTGAAGAGTTTCCCGGCACTACCGAAAAGGGCCTGGTGACGCTTGGCAACAAGCTCAAGAAGGAGTGCGTAAAAAACACGCCGGAAGGCAGCACGGGCAAGCTGAAGAAAGGCTGGAAGCATAAGGTGGAAGGCTACAACGGTTCCGAGCTGGTCTATGAGCTGATCAACAAGCATCCCGTACATCACCTCTTAAATAACGGCCATGCGAAGAAAACACCTGGCGGCAGGACCGTGGGCTATTATGAAGGCCAGCACTATACGGAGAAATCCGTCAAGGTCTTCGAAGCCAGCGACTTGCAGCCGGGACTGGAGAGACTCACGAAGAAGCTCCTCAAGAAAGCAGGCGGCACATGATCCATGATATCGATATCTTGCAGGCGGTGCAGCAGAAACTCAAAGAGCGGTTCCCGTACCCCGTCTATTTGCAGGAAGTCAAGGAAGGCTTTGCGCCGCCGGCCTTTTTCCTGAAGACAATGACGGTAGCGACGCCGCAGAAAGAAAACGAGGTCTACCGGGATACGGACCTCTACATTACGTATCTGCCGAAGAAGCAGGAAAAAAGCACGGCCATCTACGCCGTGCTTTTTGCTGCGGAAAATTTATTCCGGGACGGACTGAAAGTCGGCAACCGTTATCTCCCTGTCGTGTCTATGAGTGAGGAGCTGATGGGGACGGACAATGACGGCGGGCGTCTGACGCTGACCTTCCAGTACTATGACGCCCGGGAAAAAGAAGAAACGGCAGAAATCATGAAGGTACTGCATCAGCGGTATCAGGGAAAGGAGACGTAACCCATGAAAATGCCATCCATTAATATCGCGTTCAAAGAAAAAGGCATCAGTGCCGTCGAACGCAGCGAACGCGGTATTGTCCTTCTGATTCTGAAAGAAGAGACACTGCCGTCCCAGACGGAAGTGAACCTGTACACGGCAGATGACATTCCCAAAGAACTCTCAGACAGCAACCGTGAGCAGCTGGAACTGACCCTTCGCGGCTACGTGAACAGTCCGAAGAAGGTCATCGCCGAAATCATCAGCAAGGATGCAGAAGATTATACCGATGTCCTCAAGGCCATCGAGAACAAGCGCTTCGATTACCTAGTCATCCCGGACATCGAAGAAAACCACATCGACACTATCGCGACCTGGATCAAGGGGATGCGGACGAATAAGAATAAGCGCATCAAGGCCGTCCTGCCGGACTGCACGGCGGATACGGAAGGAGTCATCAACTTCGTCAATCAAGTCATCCGTACGAAAACGAAGACCTACACGACGGCCCAGTACTGCGGGCGCATCGCGGGCATCATCGCAGGAACGCCGATGACCATTGCCTGTACGTATGCGCCGCTGCCGGAAGTCATCGGCTGTGACGTCTGGACGAAGGAAGAAATGGA